GCGTCAGTACACCGGGAGTTTGAGAAGAAGCTCGTACCAGTCATCACGAATGCGTAGTCTTCCGTAGGAGGAAACTCCTGGTACATCAACGCATCGTCCTTGATCCCCTCGTGCAGCTTCCATCTCCACCACGCCATCTGCCTGCTGTTGATCTCCACCCCGTATAACTTCTTGATGTCCTTCACCCACTCTTTCTCTTCCCCAGTTAATTTGCCATCCCAGTAAACCTTATAAACATCCGTCTCTGCTTCTACAGAATAAAGCTCATTTCTCCACCATCCACAGAATATAGCCCTCTGAGTTCTAGCCTTCTTAGCCGTCACATACATATCGTGGAACATATTAAACCCACGAGCAGTACTCTCAAACAAATACACCCGCTGAGGATTGGTCTCCGCAAGAGAAGCCAAGAGAGACGCTAGGCCCTCCTCATCTCCCCAACTGGATGTCTCAGTACCATGCAGGTACGTTATCGCCTTACCGCGCCCCAGAGACCCCTTAGAACGCAATCCAGCCACCTGGTAAAACAACCGACTACGGTTCTTCAACGAGATGTGATTCCTGTTGTGAGCAATAACAGGTACTTTATATTCTCTGGGTAACCCATCTATATACATAGACAAGGTACTACGGAACATATCCCTGTTCTCTTCCGTATCTGTAGTCAACGTACCCTGTAATCCAGGATGTACAAAATGCCAGTAAAGATCTAATGCCAAAGAAATAGTAGTTATCCCTAACTGTCTACCCTTCAATATCACAAAGAAATGAATATCATCCTGTAAACCCTTGGCTATCTCATCCATAATATATGTCTGAGTACCCAATAACCTATCCATCTTCCTGAGACCGTGTTCTTTAGTCTCTATTTTAAGTTCACTACAGAACTTGTAGAACTGAGCCAGATTAAATGACATGAATTTTTCTTGGGGGGGAGAACCGTTGGGTGCACGCACACACGGGGGTCAAGACCCACCTCATCGGGCCTGCGGATCTGCGGATGGTAGCACGGTCGGGTGGTGGAGCCCCATCCCAGTACGGTGCAGCGTGCGAGCGTAGGGCATGGATCGGCAGCTAGTCGAGCACTGGTGCGGGTTGGAGGTGAGGTGTCCAGGGCCCCATCGGTGGAGCGGGAAAGGTGGACCTAAAGCCATTCTGTCCCGGTGCTGTTGTCGCACTAGATCTATAGACCACTACCCTGTACAACCTATATATATATAGGAGACTGTACAGGTACCTACAGGTAGACTACTGTATGGATACACATTAGGGTATGTACCTATAAAAAAAAGAAAAAAAAAGACACACAAGATGATTATATTGTGAGACTATCTGTCTACCGGATCACATCGATACTGGATTAACATATAGAGGACAACATGGATAACTTATTTGATCTTGAGGGAAAGGCTGAGGCTGTGTTTCGTGCTGCTGTTGCTGCTCATCACGCTGCGTGGATGAGTGGTGTCGAGATTGGGTATGCTGAGGTTGACGCTGCTAAGGCTGTGCTGTTGTCAATCCGTGACCGTATGTATGACAACGCAGAGTGGAATGCTGCTGCTGACTGGGACGCTGCTGAACGTAGTCGCCTGATGTTGGATGACGCATGATCTAGTTCTGCCTGACAACGCGAAACCCTCTCCGGAGGGTCTGCCAGTGATGCTGGCACTGATGAGCGTAATCTAATCTAATCAAGAGGGAATCATGCAAGCAATCGTCACCAAGTATATCGGACCGACCAATCATCGCGGATCTAGGATCAAGGCTATCGCGTCCGCCGGTAGCGTAACTGTGCCTTATGAGTACGGGACGGACACGGAAGGTGCTCATCGTATCGCTGCTGTTGCGCTGTGCCAGAAATTAGATTGGGAATTTGATCATGTGCCAGGAGATCTCCCAGATGGATCTACTGCGTGGGTCAAAAACACCAGGTTGTCATTGAGTCAGCGGGTGCAACTGATAGCTGCTGGCATCAGCTATGACGCGCAAGACCTCAAGCGTGCGATATGTTGGTGCGAGACTGATGAGCAGAGGCAGGCAGTCGAAGCACACTTGCAAGGTGTCGCAACCCGTGAGCACGGTTACCAGCTAGATCAAGTTGCGTTATCTATCCCTTACTGAC